AGTTGGTGCTGCTGCGGGTGATGCCGACTCTGCAGCCAAGCAGAAGGCAACCGTTGACAAGAAGCGCATGGCAAAGGAAGACCTCGCTATTCACATGGACGCAATGTTCAATGGTGAAGAGTTGAGCGAAGACTTCAAGTCCAAGGCTTCCACCATTTTCGAGACCGCTGTCAATGAGCGCATCGAAAACATTGCCGAAGAACTTGAGACCGAGTTCGAGACTCGCTTGATGGCTGCACAGGAGCAGATCAAGAACGAGTTGACCGAGCAGTTGGATTCGTATCTCTCCTATGTCATTGAAGAGTGGATGACCGAGAACCGCCTCGCTGTTGAGAAGGGCATCCGTACAGAAGTTGCCGAGCAGTTTATTGAGGGTCTTCGTTCGCTCTTCCTTGAGCATAACATTGAAGTTCCAAATGCCAAGGTTGATCTTGTTGACGAGATGGCAGAGAAGGTTGAAGTTCTCACCAACGAACTCAATGAGCAGATCCTCAAGAATGTTGAGATCAGCAAGAAGGTTGCTGAACTTCGCCGTTCTGACATCCTAGACGAGCAATGCGATGGTCTAGCCGAGACTCAGAAGGAGCGCATGAAGAAGTTGGCAGAAGGCGTTTCTTTTGAAGACGAGAGCGATTTCCGCAGCAAGATGGAAATCATCCGTGAGTCTTACTTCGGAGTTGGCGGAACCGATAACGATTCCACCGAGACCAACGAAGAAGTTCTTTCGGAAGAAGTTGGTGATTCGCTAGACGGCTCTGATGCTCCTGCTGTTCAGGACATCAGCGAGTCAATGAGCGTATATGCCAACGCACTTTCGCGCCTCAACCGCACCCGCAAGTGAATCAAAAAATCGTGATTTCTAAATAATGAAGTTAGACACAGTTACTTTCAACTAAAACTAATTTGTCACAGGAGACAAAAATGGACTTGACAATCTCAGAAGCACTAGAAAAGAAGTGGAAGGCAATCGTTGAACACGCTGAACTTCCCGAAATCAAGGATAACTGGCGCAAGACAGTTACCACACAACTCCTAGAGAACCAGGAGCAGTACCTCCGCGAAGCCGCTCCCAGCAACTTTGCTGGCGGAATGGCTGACAACGGTGGCGTTGCTAAGTGGGATCCAATCCTCATCTCGCTCGTTCGCCGTGCAATGCCAAACCTCATTGCTTATGACATCTGCGGCGTTCAGCCAATGAGCGGACCAACTGGTCTTATCTTTGCTCTCCGCGCTCGTTATAGCACACAGAATGGTCCAGAAGCCCTATTCCAAGAAGCCGACACCAAGTTTGGTGGATCGGGCGGAAACACCGGTTTGGGTGTGGGTGGAGCAGGATACACAGGTATTGGTTACACCGGTGGCGATCCAGGAAACAATGTTCCTGGTGTAGATCCATTCTTTGGTGCAGCCGAATCTGCTCTTGCTACTGGCGTAGGTGATTCTACCGCAGTTACTCGTCCGTTTACAACCCTTCAAGGCGAATCACTCGGTGATGGTCGTAACAACGACTTCTCCCAGATGGCATTCAGCATCGAAAAGACCACGGTTACTGCAAAGACCCGTGCGCTTAAGGCTGAATACACAATGGAACTCGCACAGGATCTCAAGGCAATTCACGGACTCGATGCAGAGACCGAACTTGCTAACATCCTGTCCAGCGAAATCCTTGCTGAAATCAACCGCGAAGTAGTTCGCACCGTTTATCGCAACGCGAAGTTGGGTGCCAAGTCTGGTACAACACAGACCCGTGGTATCTTCGACCTCAATGTTGACTCCAACGGTCGTTGGTCGGTTGAGAAGTTCAAGGGTCTACTGTTCCAGATTGAGCGTGAGTGCAATCAGATCGCCAAGGAAACACGCCGTGGCAAGGGCAACTTTGTCCTCTGCTCCAGCGATGTTGCTTCGGCTCTCGCAATGTCGGGCGTTCTAGACTACGCACCAGCCTTGTCCACCAACCTTCAGGTTGATGACACCGGCAACACCTTCGCAGGTGTTCTCAATGGTCGTCTGCGTGTCTACATTGATCCTTACTACTCGACAACTCTTGCTTCCGACTTCTTCTGTGTCGGTTATAAGGGTTCCAGCCCATATGATGCAGGTATGTTCTACTGCCCATATGTTCCGCTACAGATGGTACGCGCCGTTGGTGAAAACACCTTCCAGCCAAAGATCGGTTTCAAGACTCGTTACGGAATGGTCGCCAATCCATTCGTAATCGGAGACAACAACCAATCGATTCAGGATGTTGATTCTACCGCCGCAGCACGCACCAACCAGTACTACCGTATCGTCAAGGTCAACAACCTCTTCTGATACAGAGTACGCATCAAGTTACCCCCACACTTGGAATGGGAGCGGCAGAAATGCCGCTCCTGTTCTTTTACATCTAAATACATCTCGGAGGCACGATGTACGAAATTCCCGCAGACTATCAAAATGGTATCTACGGAAAGATGCCTACAGATACAGATCTCACCAATCCAACAAACTTCAAGTTTAGTTTGAAGCGGGTTCCCACCTTGGCATATTTTTGCACAGGAGTTTCATTGCCAGGTTGGGGCAATCCCACCATCAATGTTCCTACAGGATTTCCTGGCGGCAGATCCACCTTCAAATCAACAAGCGAAGCAGTAGCACACGGAGATGCCGTGTTCAAGTTTTTAGTCAATGAAGATCTGTCTAACTACAATTCCCTTGTGAAGTGGTCAAAAGAATGTGCAGGACTCAATGATTTCAACGGCGTGACATGGCGTAATTGGATGTCAGAAGAAGGATATTTGTTGGTATTGAGCAATCGCAAGAAGCCCATATTCCGTATCACTTTCCGTGGGCTGTTTCCTACTAATGTCAGCGAGTTGGCGTTTAAGACAACAGAAATTGATACAACGCCGATGATAGCCACCGTTTCAATGGCTTTCACCTACTACACCTACGAGAAGTTGAGCAACGCATGAGTATAGAATCCGACAAGATCTATGTGGAAAAAGATTACGGAGTTGCAGATCGCACAATTATTGGTGCAGTTGCAAATAAGCCAAATACCAATTTAGCGATTCCGACCAACTTTCTTTTTTCCTTCCGTAAGATTCCAAGCATGACATACTTCATTCAGGAGTTCACTCTTCCTGAATGCGGAGCGGAACCATTGGGTTCGGAGTTTATGATTGGTCCTACCGTCAAGTTTCCCAAGTCCTCATTCAGTTACGGAACGCTGTCTCTTAAGTTTCTCATCAATGAGGACTTCTCAAATTACTATGCGGTGGTTCAATGGATTCTTGAAAACACGGGTTATCAATCTTTCGTTACCAAGCAAAATTACAATGAAGGTGCATCCGAGGAAGGATCGCTAATACTGCTTACCAACAAAAAGAACCCATTCCGAAAGATTGACTTTGTAGGTTTGATACCCGTAGATGTATCTGGTCTGGAGTTTTCAAATGATGTCACCGACATCACAACTATGTCTGCAACCCTGAAGTTTTCAATTTCAGGTTATACATCGACAGACCTTTGACTTTCATCGCGGGGGTGATATACTATGACCACTATGCATCTTGACAAGATTAAAGAGATGGCAGAGAAAGATCTGCCGATTGACGATACCGAGTTGGGTAGCGAATCTGTACGCATTCCGCAGTTGCACAACAAGTATCTCGTAATCTTCCATGACGAACGCCTAGCCCTACGCAAGGCACAGGCTGACTACAGGACGCTTCGCCGTGATAAGTGGGAGTATTACACAGGCAAGATGTCACAGGAGCGTTTGGATGAATTGGGATGGGAACCGTTCCAATCCAAGATCCTTCGCAACGATCTTGAGATCTACATGGATTCCGACAAGCAACTCTCTGATCTACAGTCCAAGATTGAGTATCAGCAGGAAAAGGTTGACTACCTAGAAGGCATCCTCAAGGGAATCGCCCAACGCCATTGGGTGATTCGGAACAGCATTGAATGGCGAAAGTTCACGAACGGCATCGTCTAAAACAACCTCATAAGGCAACCCTAAATAATGGGATGCCCGAGATTGTCGTTCATAGACATAACACGGTCTACACCCGTTTATCATGCGAACCTGCGATTGCCCGTGAGATTCAGGAATACTTCACCTTTGAAGTTCCGAACGCAAGATTCACCCCCGCATTCCGCAATCGCCATTGGGACGGTAAGATCAGAATGTTCCAACCAAGGAACGGGCTGTTGTATGTCGGTCTCCTTGACTACCTAGCGCAGTTCTGCGAAGAGCGCAAGTATCATCTTGCAGTTGATCATAAACTCATCAATCCTGTGGAGCCTTGCACACGCGAGGATTGTGTCAGCAAGATCATCAAGGGCTTGAATCTGTCTGCACGGGGCGAAGCAATTGAACCCCATGAGCATCAGATAGATGCCATTCATCATGCCCTGAATACAAATCGCTGCCTCCTGCTGTCGCCTACTGCTAGCGGCAAGAGCCTGATCATCTATGTCCTTGCACGATTTTATGCAGATCTCTTGCATCTAGCGGATTCTAATAAAGAAGAGCAACGAAGAGTATTGATCGTTGTTCCAAGTATTTCGCTTGTAACACAACTTTTCAACGATTTCAAGGATTACTCCGCAAATGACACATTCGGATGGAATGTCAACGATTTTGTCCACAAAGTCTATGGCGGCGAGGAAAAAGACGATCCAAACAAGCAAATAGTCATCACTACTTGGCAGTCCATTTACAAGATGCCCAAGGAATACTTTGATCAGTTTGGTGCTGTGATCGGTGACGAGGCTCACCTGTTCAAGGCGGCTAGCCTGACAAGCATAATGACAAAGTTGACCAACTGCCCGTATCGTATTGCGCTTACAGGCACACTAGACGGAACACAGACTCACAAGTTGGCAATTGAAGGTCTGTTTGGTCCTGTCAAGCAAGTCACGACAACCAAGGATCTGATGGAGAAGAAGTTGCTTTCCAATCTTGAGATTGACTGCATTCTCCTGACCTATCCTGACGAGATCAGTAAGACTGTTGCGGGACTTCCTTATCAAGAGGAGATTGATTGGATTGTCTCTTGCGATGGACGCAATTCGCTCATTTCAAAACTAGCCTGTTCCACGAAAGGCAACACGCTTGTTCTCTTTCAATTTGTTGAGAAGCACGGCAAGCCACTCTTTGAGAAAATAAAGACCGATGCAGGTGATACTCGTAAGGTCTTCTATGTGTCGGGCGAGACTGATGGCGAAGTTCGTGAAGACATTCGTCAAATCACGGAGCAAGAAGACAATGCCATCATTGTTGCTTCCTATGGCACATTCTCAACAGGTATCAACATTCGGTCTCTACGAAACATCATCTTTGCATCCCCATCCAAGAGTCGTATTCGTGTCTTGCAGAGCATTGGTCGCCAACTCCGCAAATCCGAGCGCAAGGACAAGGCTAGGCTTTATGACATTGCAGATGATTTGCATTGGAAGTCAAAGAAGAATCACACGCTGAAGCACTTCATTGAAAGAGTGAAAATCTACAACGAAGAATCGTTTGAATATAAGATGGTGAAGATTCCGATCAAGGAGGTTCTATGATTCAGTTCTCAAAAGAAGGATCCCCTCCCGCTACCAAGATTGTTCGCTTGCGTAACGGAGAAACTCTGATTGCAACTATTCAAAGGATTGGGGATGAGTAT